GTCTCATTGCCAAAGATCGTGTCTGTTACTGGAGTCAGCGGCACGGCGACACTTGGTGACGTAACAACTCGCGTACAAACAGGCGTTGATGTTACAGGAGTAGCCGCTACTGGGGTGGTGGGAGATGGTACAGAGATTGTACTACCTGTAGATGTACCTGTCACGGGCGTAGCGGCAACAACTGCGGTTGGCTCTGTAACAGTTACGGGGTCTGCTGTTGTGCTGCCTGTCGGCATAGCGGCATCTGGCATAGCGGGGACGGCAAATGTCTACGGGCCTATTGTGCCGGATCAAAATGCAAACTATCAAAATGTTACGCCTTCTCAAACTCCATCGTGGACAGAGATTGCTCCAAATCAAAATGCAGGTTATGATGACATTGCAGCATAGTGGAATAGAACATGGCTACATATACAGATATTAATGGCGTTAAGCTTATTGGCACGGGTGACGAGGCGGGTACGTGGGGCACAAGCACCAACACAAACCTTCAAATTATAGAACGCGCTGCTAATGGTTTTACACAAATTACTTTAACCGGAACATCTTCAAACTTAGGCGAATCTACGGGTTCCCCATCTAGCGCGGACTCCGGTAATTTTAAAGCGATTGAATTTGTGAGTGGTACTTTGAGTGCATTACATACGATAAGCATTGTTCCAACGGACCACGCTAGAGTTTACATGTTTTTAAATAGTACAACAGGCGGTCAAAGTGTCAAAGTACAACAGGGCAGTGCTACCAGTACAGTTACCATGGCTAACGGTGATGGCGCTATTGTTTTTTGTGATGGCAATAACAAGGTAGTTGATTTAACAGCAACTTTTACCACGGAGCAGGCGGCTCAATTATCTACGGCAAGAAACTTTTCTATTACGGGCGATATCACAGCCAGTGCAGTGTCTTTTGATGGTACGGGTAATGTGGCTTTGTCTGCGGCGTATACCGCGGGATCAATTGTAAATGCTGATATCAACAGTTCTGCTGCAATAGCTGACACAAAGCTTGATACCATATCTACGTCTAGTAAGGTTTCTAACTCTGCAACAACGGCTACAAACAGCAACACTAATAGTGCAATTGTGGCACGAGATGGTAGTGGTAACTTTTCTGCGGGCACGATTACTGCAAATCTGACGGGTAACGCATCTGGGTCTTCGGGTTCTTGCACGGGTAACGCGGCAACTGCAACAAAGTTTGCTTCTGCGGTTAATATAGCAGGAGTATCTTTTGACGGGTCGCAAAGCATTTCTTTGAATAATAATGCGATTACCAACGGAGCGGGTTATATAACGGGCTCCTCGTTAAACGCGTCTAATTTAGACAGCGGTACAGTTTCTGATGCAAGATTACCCTCTAGTATATCTTCGGATATAACAGGCAATGCAGCAACCGCCACTACTGCCGCGGCTTTGACAGGAGATGCTACAAGGTCTGGTGATTTTACGGTAGATGCTTCTGCGGATATTGTACTAGATGCGGATGGTAACGGCGGCACTTCTAATTTTAAATTTAAAAATGGGTCTGGTGGCGGCACTTTTAATATAGCGTTTGACAATAGTGAAAACATGGTAATGTCTGGCGCACAAAGTTTTAGTCTTTCCACTGGTGGTGATATAAATTTAGATTCTGGTGGAGGTCAAATTTATTTTAAAGACAATGGAACGCAAAGAGGCTTTATAGACGTTCAAAATGCCAGCACTTTAGATTTTCATGCAGGTACTTCAAACACAGAGGCTTTAAAAATAACAACCTCTGGTGTTAATGTGGTCCAAGGGCTGCGAGTTGGAGACACAACAGCGCCTACAGACAACGACATTCATGCTGTGGCGGATATAACTGCGGGGGGAGATATAACTGCTACTGGCGCAGTTGATGGTGTTAACGGAATTGAAGTAAACGGCACTTCAGTCATAAGTAGTAGCCGTGTATTACAAAACGTCACTGGATTAAAAACAATCAACTCTACAAGTATTCTCGGCAGTGGTAACATTGCAATTTCAGATACAAACACTGGGGTTGGAATAGGGCAAAGCTGGAGTGATCAAACTAGCAGTAGAGCAGCAGATGGAACTGTTTATCAAAACACCACGGGTTCGCCTATACAAGTTTCTATATCTGCTGAAGCGGCTTCTGGGGGTGTTTCTAATTTCCAAGTAAGCTCCGATAACAGTACATATGTCACTGTTAGTTCAGTAGAGGATGTAAACAACGCTGTGTCCTTTGGCGGTATTGTTCCTAACAACCATTATTATAAAGTAGCCGTAGCATCTGGCTCTATTATTTTGACCTTTTGGTCAGAGTTGAGGTAATTTCATGCCTTATACAGACCTTAAATTTAAACCGGGTATTAACAAAGAAATTACTCCGTATTCTGAAGAGAACGGTTGGGTTGATTGCGATAAAATACGGTTTCGTTTTGGGTATCCAGAAAAATTAAACGGTTGGGAGAAAAACTCAACCAACGCTTTTTTAGGTTTGTGCAGGGGATTACACGAGTGGGTGGCTTTTGATGGTGCAAAATTATTAGGTGTTGGAACCAACCTTAAATATTACATTAAACAAGGTACGGCATACATAGATGTGACGCCCGTTCGGTCTACGGGAAATTCTGTAACGTTTGGTATTACGTCAGGAACTGCTTTAATTACTGTAACAGATGCAAATCACGGGTGCGTTACAAACGATTTTGTTACCTTTTCCTCTGCGTCTGCTGCGGTAGGAAATATTACGCAGGCTGTTTTAGATCAAGAATATCAAATAGCAGAAGTCGTTGACGGTAATACATATAAATTCCAACCTCGTTCAGAAAGCACTATACAAAGTATTACCATCACAGGTGGACTTAGCACTGCGAACGATCTTACTCCAAACGCCTCTGGCACACCCACAGGATCAGCAGAGTATCAAATAGGAACAGGTTTGAATGATTCTGTTGACGGTGTTGGATGGGGCGCGGGTCTTTGGGGTGGTACAAACAATTCCGCTTTACAGACTACGATTGCGGAAGATTTGGATACAATCGAAGTTGAAATAGATGTTGCCACGGGCCAAGGGTCAAATTTTGCTGCGGAGGACGTTGTTTTAGTAAATTCAGAGTTAATGCTCGTTGGTTCAGTAGCCACGGACACGTTAACCGTTACTAGGGGTGCAAAGGGCAGCATTGCGGCAACTCACAGTAATGGCGCTAATATTTTTCTTGCGTTGGGTAATACGGACGGCGCTAATAACTTTCATGGGTGGGGCGAAGCTGTTGCTACGGGCACAGCAACAACAGTGACTAATTTACGTGTTTGGTCACACGATAACTTTGGTCAGGACCTTATTTTGAATGAACGCAACGGCGGAATTTATTATTGGGAAAAGAGCGTAAAAGGTGCAACAACTCCTTTTGGCAGAGCAATAGAGCTTTCTACTAAATCCGGGTCAGCCAGATCAGTGCCGACAAAAGCGGCTCAAGTGCTTTTGTCTGATCAGGCTAAACACGTGATTGCTTTTGGTTGCGATGATCTAGGGGGCTCTTCCGATACGCAGGGCAACGGCGTACAAAACCCAATGCTGATACGGTTTGCAAGTTCAGACAACCCCATAGATTGGTTTGGCACAACAGAAAATACCGCGGGCGGTTTTGAGATTGACGCGGGTTCTAAAATTATACAAGCCGTTGAAACAAGACAACAAATACTTGTTTTTACAGATGTGGCTGTTTATGCGATGCAGTTTGCTGGCGGTGCTTTTGTTTTTAACATTGGTTTGATTTCTTCTAACATCACGATTGCAAGTTCAAAATCCGCGGTTGCCGTTGGTGATTCGGTATATTGGATGGGTGACGCAGAATTTTATAGTTATGGTGGTGCGGTCCAAAGAATACCCTGCACGGTCCGCGACCATGTGTTTGATGATTTTAATTTAGATCAACAACAAAAGGTTGTGGGTGGATCAAACGTATCTTTTGCGGAAGTGTGGTGGTTCTACCCGTCTTCTAGTTCTTCAGAGAATGACCGCTATGTTGTTTATAATTACCAAGAAGGCATTTGGTTTGTAGGCACACTTGACAGGACGGCTTGGCTTGACCGCGGTATTTCGGATTTACCTGTTGGCACTGGTGCAGATAATTATCTATTTAACCATGAAGTTGGTGCAAAGGCAGACGGTGCAGCTATGACAGCGTTTATTGAGTCTGGCGATTTAAGCTTGTCTGATGGAAATCAATTTTCTTTTATATCGCGGGTGTTGCCTGATTTAAATTTTAGAGAAACCAACGTTAACGATACAACGGTTAACTTTGTTTTTAACGCAAAAAATGCTCCGGGTCAGACTACACAAACTACGACTACTAATGCTATTACGAAAACATCTAATACTCCAGTTGATCAATACACTACACAATACCAAACGCGGTTAAGGGGTAGGAGTTTTACTTTTAAGCTTGAATCAACGAATGAAGATGTATTGTGGCGTTTGGGCGTACCGCGTGTAGATATACGCCCGGATGGGAGACGATAATGACCAGTAGGGCACCAATACCGTTTTTCCCTGTTGCTCCTGCGGATTATAATAACAATTACATGAACGAGATTGTTCGTTCGTTTTCTATTTTTGCTCGTCAGGCAACTGACCAGACGATTGCAAACCCTATATTGATTGAAATACCAACAAGTTCACAAACGGGTGCAGAGGTTGGTACAGTTTACGAAAGTAACACTATATTAAGAATCAAATCGTCCACAGCCGCTAATAACACGGTTGGGATTCCGTTGCCGACTTACACAGTCGCTTCGCTGCCTACGGTAGAGACAGGCACTTTGATATTTGTTTCAAACGGCGCTGCGGGAAGTCCCGTAGTTGCGTTTGGTGATGGGTCAAATTGGTTGAGGGTTGATACACGTGCCGCGGTTTCATCTTCGTAGGATTTGTAATAGAAACTTTTTAAGAATTCTGTTACAGTGCAGAAAAGGATTTAATTGATGTCAATTACACTACCCACGTTCCAACAAGATTATATGACTGACCTGACAAATCGTGCGCGGCAGTTAGGAAGTTTAGGCGGAGGTTTGGGCGGTCTGACGGGAGGTTTGGACAGGGCTTTTGATCCTTTAAAGAGGGTTTTGCGGGACCAATTAACTCAAAGTGTGGTTAGGGATAAGATTGATCC